AGATAGGTTTGACCACGACCATACAACTAAAGGCGATAAAATCACGCCTCCAATCGAGTGGATAAAATCCAAATAATTGACAAATACGAGCCTTTATTTTACGAAGAGCCACAAAATCGGTATTTCCTAATTACTGGAGGACGAGGCTCGGGTAAGTCTTGGACACTTTCGTTATTTCTGTTAAACCTTACTTATGAGGAAGGCCACGTTATTCTTTTTACTCGTTGGACTTTGACCTCGGCTTTTATTTCCATTATCCCTGAATTTATCGACAAAATCGAGTTAATGAATAAAGCGGAAGATTTCGAGATTACGCAAAGCGAGATTATAAACAAGGTTACAGGCTCAAAGATTTTATTTAGAGGTATCAAGACAAGCCAAGGCACGGCAACGGCTAATTTAAAGTCAATTGCTGGAGTTACAACGTTTATTCTTGATGAATCAGAAGAGTTAATGGATGAGGACGTATTTGACCGCATAGACCTTTCAATCAGGGCGGCAAATAAGCCTAACCGCGTGATTCTTGTAATGAATCCAAGCTACAAGTCACATTGGATTTATAACCGCTTTGTAAAGCAGAAAATTAGCAACTGCACTTACATACATACAACTTACCTAGACAATGAGCGAAACCTTTCGCAAAGCTTTATTGATCAAGCGCAAAGAGTTAAAGCAGAAAACCTCCACAGATACGAGCATTTATTTTTAGGCAAATGGCTAGACGATGCTGAAGGCTTACTTTGGTCTAAGCCTTTAATTGAAAAAATAAAAATTGCATCCAAGCCAAATTTGGAACGAATAGTTATTGCTATTGATCCAGCGGCGTCCGCCAACCTAGAATCAGACGAAACAGGTATTGTTGTACTTGGAAAGGATGCGCACGGCAAAGGTTACCTCTTAGAGGATTTGTCCGGTAAGTATTCTCCTAACGAATGGGCAAAAATAGCAAGTCAGGCATTTAAGAATTGGGATGCTGATTGCATAGTAGCAGAAAAAAACCAAGGCGGTGATATGGTAGAAAGCGTTTTAAGGTCGCAAAATACGACCGCAAGAATAAAGCTAGTAACTGCAACCAAGGGAAAGTACGTCCGTGCAGAGCCTATTTATAGCCTTTATGAGCAAAATAAAATATACCACGTTGGGCATTTTCCAATACTAGAAAAACAAATGATTACATTTGATCCAGATAAAGGCAAATCGCCTGACCGAGTTGACGCATTGGTTTGGGGTTTTACTGAATTAATGCTTGGGACAAAATTTGAATTTTCAATATGAACAAAGAAGTTTACGCTCTTTTAATCTGGATGCTAATTTGCTACCTACTTATTTCTTTTATATTTCTTGATTTTAATCCTATAGCCTGGAGCTGGGTTGGCCGTTTATTATTGATTGCTAGCTGGTTTTGGGGAGTAGGATATTTTGAAAAAAATATTTAGGTATATTTGTTAAAACAAATATGCTATGCTATTAAAGGCTTTAAGGGATTACATTAAGCCGCAGGTAATTTATACGGCTCCTAAAACGGATGTAAACCTACTAAATCAAATCCTATACGGCCAATTCACGGCCTCCACGTTGGTTGTTTGGTACGATGCAAACCAGCAAACGTTTATAGACAAAGGCTACAAAGGAAATGCCTTGGTTTACTCAATCATTCGTAAAATAGCAGAGAAAGGCAAGCAATGCCCTACTTATGTTTACAAGGAAACAGAGGCAAGCAAAAGATTTAGAAGCGGAAAGTATAGTACTAAAGAATTAAACCGCGTGCAATCAATCGCAATGCGAAAAAAAGAGCTTGTTGATGTCGTTTATACTGATCCCGTAAACCAATTAATCAAGAATCCAAATCCAATGCAAACCTGGGCAGAGTTTTTGGATAATATGTTAACGTGGTACAATACAAGCGGCGAAATATTTGTTTATGGTTTTCAACCAACGGAAGGAATAAACAAGGGCAAAATTCAGGAAATGTATGTAATGCCGTCAAACTATGTTGAAATAGTTGCTGGCAACCTTTTTGAGCCTGTACGCGGATATAAATTAATTATTGGCGATCAGAACATCGAGATTCCAGCTGATCAAGTGTTGCACATTAAGACGACAAACCTTACTTGGGATTTGAACGGCGCGCAGTTACGCGGTATGCCTCCGCTATTAGCAGGATTAACAACCTTGCAGGCAAATAACGAAGCTACAGAGGCAAAGCAAAAGACTTTCCAGAATGGAGGCGCAAAAGGTATTATTTCGCCTAATATAACTAATCCAGAGTTTTGGCCGTCTCCAGAGCAAAGAGCTAAAATGGATGAAAGAATAGACGAGCGAATTAATGGAAATAAAAACATTAATAAAATTGTCGCTTCCTCTATTCCTTTGAAATACGATGCCATTGGATTGTCGCCTGTGGCAATGGATATTATTAATTCCCAAAATATGGACTTGCAAACTCTTTGCGGTCTTTGGGGTGTTAATCCTGTACTATTCAGCTCAAACGCTACCTATGCGAACCTAGAGCACGCACAAAAATCTTTGGTTACTGACGTTCTGATGCCTCAATTACAAATGATTGAGGAAAAGATGACCGAATTTATTGCTAGGTCATACGGAATGCAGTACGTTATTGACTTTGATATTTCTAGCTATTCCGAACTTCAGCCAGATGTAAAAGTAATTTTGGATACATATGGCAAATCGCCTTATTTTACCGGTAACGAGGTTAGAAGCTTATTGAACTGGCACGCTAGCGAAGACCCAGCAATGGACATTCATTGGATACCGTCTGGCCTTGTACCTAGTGAGGAAGCTTTGGGCAATTTACCTGCGGACTTTGTAGATTTCCAAGCCTAAGAAATGAAAAAGTTAAATTACTCCAAATTAAGGCGGTCAGCGCAAGCAGACCTTCGCAAATATGAGCGCATTGGAGTAAGAATATTTACGGAGGCTTTAAAACTGCAAGCCGTTCCAAATCCGTCTTATTTGCCAATGCAAAAGGCTTATATTGATTTTTATACGGCTGTTTTTATTGATTCAGCAAAGAAGGAATTTAATCGCATAAGACAAGACAATAAAGAAAAGGCATTTGTGCCAGATGATTTTTTTTTAGCTACTTGGAAGGAATGGATTAAGGAATGGGTGCTTACAAATTTGGGAACTTTAATTTTTGACGTTACAGAAACAACACGTCAAAAAGTTCAAATAATTTTAGCGCAAGCGATTACAGATGGATTAAATCCTTTTCAAATAGAAGAGCTTTTATTGACTTTGATCCCTGATATTAAAAGAGCTAGAGCTATAGCAAGGACAGAATCAACACGAGCTTACAATGTAGGTAAAAAGAAATCAGCGGAGGAATGGGCAAACCAAACAGGAGTAAATCTTTGGAAAATTTGGATTCACGGCGGAGCTAAAGAGCCAAGGTTTCAGCATATTCAAGCGCAAAACAAACCAATCCCTGCAAATGCTTTTTTTCAGTTTACCAATAAAAATACTGAGCAAGTATTTATGGATAAACCTGGAGATATTAACGGAACGGCGGAGCAAACAGTAAATTGCTCTTGCGTTGTAGTTTATATTTCTGAAAGTTACGCAAGAAGAAACTTCCCTGATGCCTTCATTATCTAGCCTTTTGTTTGATAATTTTTTTTATTTGTATATTTGTCTAAACGAATAAGCTAAATGGCTGATTTAGACGCAAAGAGTTATTCCGATTATCCTGAAGCAGTAAAAAACAACGCTAGACGTGTTTTAAAATATGTAGAGGAAAACGGATGGGGGCCTTGCGGAACGCCAGTAGGCAAGCAAAGAGCAAATCAGCTCGCAAATGGCGAAGCGATTAGCTTGGATACAGTTAAAAGAATGTATTCATACCTTACAAGGCACGAAGTAGATTTGGAAACCTCCACCTCTTATTCGGATGGATGCGGCCTATTAATGTACGATGCTTGGGGCGGAAAAGCTGCCCTAACTTGGAGTAAAAGAAAGCTTAAAGAGTTAGGCGAAATAAAAGAAAATAACGCGACAATGATATTAAAAGGACTTAATCAGGGTTTTGCAGATAGCGATATGAAGCAAGGGATTGTTTCTGGCTATTTTGCCGTTTTTGGTAACAAAGATTTAGACGGCGATGTAATTGAGCCAGGAGCATTTACTAAGACAATCCAAGAACGTGGCCCAGCTGGAAAGCAGTTGATTAAATACCTTTTGGATCACGATAAAAATAAGGTTGTTGCAAAAATTACTAACCTCCACGAAGATCAAAAAGGTCTAAGATATGAGGCTAAAATTGGTAGTCACGCCGCTGGTCAGGACTTTCAGAAAATGATTGAATCTGAATTGATTAACCAGCATTCATTTGGTTTCCGTACAATTAAGGAAATGTATGACGACCAAGCTAAGGCGAATTTGATTAAAGAGGTAATGATGTACGAAGGTAGCGCGGTGCAATTTTTGGGAGCTAACCCAGAAACTACCTTTATCGACCTTAAAAGCGAAGCGGATGCGTTTGAGTACCTTACAAGACTAGAAAAATTTGTAAAGACTTCAGATGCAACCGACGAAACACTTGAGAAATTAGAAAATCAACTAAAATCACTTTTGGAAATGCTAAAGCCAGCCGAAGCTACTTTGGAAAATACAAAAGCCGTGGAGGTTGAAACGCTAACTATAAACGAACTTAAAAAAGAACTAGAAAAATGGAAAATCTAACCCTCGATGCCGTAAAGGCTGTAATCGCAGAGGCTGGCGAAGCTTTGAAAGCAAAGGCTAGCAATGCAGAAGTAAAAGCTAATGAGGCTTTTGAAAAGGCTGAAGCTTTGTTGAAATCTTTCGACAATGTAGTAAGCAAAGAAGAGGCTGCAGAAATGCAAAAGCAACTTGACAAATTGGATATTGCTTTGCAAAAGAGTGCAGTTGAAAAAGAGGTAAGCGCAGAAGATTTTAAGAGCGCTTTCATTAAGGCATATGCGCCTGTAAAAGCTGAAATCGAAAGACTTAAGAATGAGCCTAACGCTCGTTTGAAAGCTCCTTTGGTTTTTGAAATTAACGAGAAAGCGGTTGGAGCTATCACTTTGGCTTCTACTATCGCTAACGCTAACTCTAGCGGACAAGTAACTATTTCCGAGTTTACCGGTGTTGTTTCTCCAGTTAGACAAAGAATCCTTACTTACCTTGCTAACGTTTCTGTAGGTGCTATCGGAACTCAGTACGCTGTATGGGTTGAAGAGTACGACCAAGAAGGAACTCCAGTAATGATCGGCGAAGGTGTTGAGAAAACTCAAATCGACGTTCAATACAAAGAGCAAAGAGCTAAAGTTGAGAAGATTGGTGTTCATATGAAGGTTTCTATGGAAATGCTTGAGGATGCTGCTTACTTGGCTTCTTATATCCAATCTAATGGAGTTAAGCGCGTTGAGACTGTAATCGAAAACCAGTTGTTTACTGGAAACGGTACTTCTCCACAGCTTGCTGGTTTGCTTTCTAAGTCAACTACTTTCACCGGTGCTTCTATGGCTGGCGGTGTTGAGTCTGCTACTAACTGGGATGTAATCCACGGAATCATCGCTCAAGTTAACGCCGCTAATGGTGTTGCTAGCGCAGTATTCGTTGAGACTGGAG